TTCCACTGGTTGCTGGCCGCCTGCGTGGTCGGCCTGGTCATCACCGGCAAGCTCGGTGGTAACGCCATGGTCTGGCACTTCCGCTTCTGAATGGAACCACGATAAACACTAGGGAAAAAACGCGATAAATGTGGGAAGTGGTCGGAAGAAACCGGCCTAAGCGGGATGACCGCTGCAAATCATTTGCAATAGTTGAAACACGCCGACATCAACGCATTTGCCCGTCAATGAAGTCGGCCACCATTTCCAAGAGCCGGGAATTCATGGTCGGCGTCAAAGCATGGTCACCGCCCTCTCGCTTGAGGGGCAGGTAGGGCCGAGCCGGAATATCCACCTTGCGACCGCGACCGGCCATGCCTCCGAACTGGTGGATAGCGGCATAGGGCTTCGAAACCGTCAGGCCAGCGCGGGCGGCGCTATGGAACGGCTGGATGCTGGCAGCAAGGCCAGCGGTCGACCGTTGCAGCTTCTTCCCCGGCCACTGCCCGCGTTTCTCACGCTGCCGGATGGTAGACAGCGCCAGCGGCTTCCATTTCTCCCCATCGACCATGCCCTCACGGGCAAAAGCGTCCTCGGTGACAGATAGCAGCTCGGCGGCGATTCCAGCCATCAAAGGGGCTGGGTTGGAAAGCCGCTGTTGTAGCGCGGCGATCTGCTGGATGGCATCACCGCGCACGTCAATGGAGAAGGCGGTCACGGTTGGCCTCCGTGGTAATCGGCGGCAGGGTTGTAGTCCCATCCTGCATCCGGCTGAAACGGTCTGTCCATGCCCGGCAATTGCAGGCGTTTGACCTTGAGGATGGAGCCGTCCTTCTGCGGCACATCCACCTGCTGGATATGGCCGTCGCCGGTCTGCACCGTGTAGCCCTCGCGCCGCACAGCGGCGGCGGTCAAGGGCTGCGCCCGGCAGCGGCAACGCCAGCCGTTCGGCGGGTAGGCGACTGACCACGCGGAATCATCGTGGCCGAACACGCGCCCGTGCATGGCGCGATGGCTAGGCCGAGTGCGGCTGTCCAGTACGGCCACATAGCGCCAGTACGGGTGAGTGGCGGTGGCATCCTTCATGCCGCGCCAACGACCGGCCATGAACGCCGTCTGAAGGTTCTGCTCGTAAATCAGTTTCAGGCGGCGCGGACTGCCTAACTCAACCGGCTGACTCGTGCCGGGATAGACCGTGATTTCTCCCGTGTCTTGGTCAATTGCCTTTCCCCACCAACCTTTGGATTGCAAGGTCGGCGTGAGCTTTTCCACAAACTGCTGGTAGCTCTCGCCCTTGCTCATGGATTCCAAGAGCGCAGAACGGATGTCTTCAAGGACGTCGTAGCCTGCTGATCGGGCTACCGTGAAGGCGCGGCGATGTGCCGCCTGCCACAGATCGCGCCACGAATCGGTGACCTGCAAGCCTTTTCCACGCAGGAACTCGACCGCCTGTTCTGGTGGCATATTGAATGCGGCCAGTAGCGTGGCGCTGTCGATCACGGCTTCAACTCCTGTCGAACGCCTTCCGCGCCGAGCAGTTCTGTCACGAACAGGGCGCGGGCGATGGCTTCCACCAGCACCGCGTCATCGGTCAGCGGGTTCTCGCTCGCCAGCAGTGCCAGCGCCGCTTCCGGGCCGCTGGCTTTCGCCAGCGCATCAAGCGCAGGCTTGAGCCAAGCCACTACCTGCGGCTGCAAGGCGGGTGCGAGACCTTCCAGCGCGCCATCCAGCGCGTCTTGATCAGGGAAATCAGTTGCGGCATCACGTAGTGCGGCCTGCAACGCAGCCTTCGCATCGGCTTTCTTCTTCACCTTCGGTTCCGGTTCAGGCTCTGGCGGCGTGGTAGCAGGCTTGGCTACGGACAGAACTTCCTCTTCATCGCTGGATGGCAGGGGAATGCGTAGGGTTTCGTGCGCCCACTGCGTGGGAATCTTCATGCCGATGCCGACCAGCTTGGGCAGCGCGTCGGCATAGGTCTTGATGTCTTCGCCCTCGGTCACGTCGAACACGAGGCGCGGGCAGCGGCGGAAGTCTGCCCATCCCTTGTTCAGCGCCAGCAGCGGAAAAATCAGGTCGCGGGTGAGTGTGCCTGCGAGCTGCTTGCAGTCAGAATCGCGGATATCGAGCCGCACTTCATTGTGGATTTCGGCGACGCCAGAGCCGAGGCCGGTGGCTTCGGTGGTGCTGGTCATCGTGCTGCCGAGAATGGCCTTCGATTGCGTCTGCTCGCACCACTTGATCATCGTCTCGAAGGGCTTTTCAGAACCCTTCGCGGCCTCTTGGAAATCAATCGCCATGCTCGCCGGGATGACGCCAGCCGCGTTGTGGCCGATGCCCGCTACAGCACGCCACAGCGTGGCTTTCTCGGTGTCGCTGGCATTCGACGGATATTTTCCGATGCGAAGCGGCAGGCCGTAGATGTCGAGGAACTCGGCAAGGTCGCCGACCGAGAAGTGCTTGAACAGGTAAGGCCAGACCAGAACACGCCCCAAGCCGCTGCGCGAGGTGTAGCCGGACGCTGCCTTGTGGATGTGCAGCAGCCAGCCGAAGGGACGCAGCGGCGCACCGTCGAGCGTGCCATCGCGCAGGTTCAGTGTGGTGTGCTGCTCGCGGTCAAGCTGGAACCACGTCTGCGGACGATGCTGCGCCCGGATGATTGTCCAGTCGCTGCCCACGCGCCGCCACTCCAACTCAACAGCGGAGAAACCGTGCGCTACGCCATCGAGCGCATCGAAGAACAGGTCTTCGAGGTCGGGCATGTCGAGCAGCAATTCTTTCACATAGGCCGTGGACTGCTCCTCTTCCTTGCTCGGGTTCCGAGGCGGAAGCACATCCCACGAGAGCTTGATGACTGCTCGCTTGCGCTTGGAGAGTTCGGCGAACACATGACCATCGCGCTCTTCCATATCGCGGAAAAGCTCGTGCTGCGCGATCAGGTCGCCGTTCTCTGCCGATTCAAGGATTGCGTTCAGGCGCGCAGGCGTGAGGTTGCGCGCTGGATGCCCGGCCACCTGCTGATGCAGGCTGACCAGCCGCGAGGTTTGCGGTTCGTCGAAATTGTCGACGTCTATGGGCTTGCCAAATTGGTCAAGAATCGCCATGCATGTTCTCCATCACCATGCGCGTCGGTCTTCGTCAATCTGGAAGTCCAGATCGGACGGTGGACGCATGAAATTGCCGCCTCGCGGAATGTCTCTCGGCTCCGAACGCAGCGGCACTTCCAGATATTCGATCAGGCCACCGCCCTGCGACGTGGCGAACCATGCCAAGCACAGCGCCACCGCCGCATCGCCGTGGCGCTGCTGGCCTGCGCCGGTCTTGGTCTTGCCTTCAGGGATGCGCGGAACGCCCTTGATGACGCTGACCGCGCGCAGATCGTCGAGGATGTCTCGGTCGCGCGGGATGCCCGCCAGCGTCCCGTCTTCAAAAGCCGCTTTCAGGCGAGGGAAATTTTCGAGATACCACTGCTGCGTGAGCATGATCTGACCGATGCTATTCGCGCCGTAGCGTTGCATGGCGACCTCGGCGAGATACTGGCCGTTGCCGCGTGCGTCGAACGCGCCGAAGTTGAAACGCGGCAGGCGGTCGGCGATCCAGAACACGATCTGCTCTTGCTGGCGGAAAGGCACGTTCCGCATCTCGACGATGAATGGGCTGCGCCGTTCCAGCGCCTGACCTTCCAGCAGCGGAATCAGTACCGACAAGTCGCCGGAGCGCCCGAAGTCCATGCCGATGCTGCTGCGCGCCGTCTTGGGCAGCGTGTCGAGCAACGGCGCGACCTCTCGCTCAAGGAAGTCGAGTGCATGAGCCTCTCGCACCGTGTCGGGCTGCTGTTCGAAGTCGGCTGGGCAGGTGTAACGCAGCACCGGCGCGTCGGCGGTCATGCGCTGTTCGATGAGTGCCCGCGACAGGTAAGCGCCGCTGCTGTTCGATGGGATGCAGTCCAGTTCCTCGGCATCATTGGGGCGGTAGATGGCGCGGATTTCCTCTGCCCATGCTGCCTCGGCCTGCGGCGACCAGTCGCGCTTGCTGGCTGCGAACACGCGGCGGCACAAGCCCTGCTCGATGGCTTCGTCGAAGGTGATGCGATGGACGCTGTAGGGCTTCTTGCCCTCACGCACGTCGTTCACAAGTTCATTGAACGGATTGTCCACGCCGAAATGCGTGGAGACGATGGACACTGATCCGCCCCAAATCAGCAGCGCGAAGGCCGACTTGAGCAGTTCCGGCAGATCGGGGTGAAAGGCCGCTTCGTCAATCACCACCCGGCCTTGCTTGCCGCGAAGGTTGCGCGGGCTGCTGGACAGCGCCGTGATGCGGTAGCCGGACGCGAAGTTGATCCGGTAGGCGAGAACATCGCGGTCTTCATCATCGAGAACAACCTGCTCCATCGCTGTGGCGGCAAGTTGATAGTGTCCAGCCCACCACGCGCAGTCACGGATGAATTCCTGCGCCATGTCTTGCGAATAGCCGAGATACCAAGTGTCCTGTCCTGTTGCCTTCGCCGCTTCCAGCGTCGAAAGCGCGGCCTCTGCCCAAGACAGACCGACACGGCGCGACTTCTCGCACACGCGCACCTGCGACTTGTCGGCAAGCCACGCCTGCTGATAGGGCAGAAGAACAGCCTCGGTCATGCCACCCCCAAGATGCGCTTCTGAATCTGCTCTGCTGCCTCATCGGTCAGCCCTGCGCTCTTGGCCGCTTCACCGGCTTCCTTGGCGGCATCGGCCAGCGCCTGCTTGCGTGCTTCTGCCTGCCAGCGTTTCTGCGCGACCGAAGCCTTTCCAAGCTCTGCCACAGCGCGGGCCAACTTCGGCAGATCGACAGCGTCAGGGTCTACGTTCATCTCCATGAGGATGGAAAACATTTTTTCTTGCGTGAGACGAACCAGAGCATCGTTGACCGCGCCGTCTTCGTCGGGCGCAGCCTGCACCACAGCGCGAGCCTGTTCTGTCACCACGCGCAGGGTTTTCAGTCGCTCCTCGAATTGCTGACCATAGCGATGCAGGCCAGACTTGCCAATCTCATAGCCGCGCGACGCAAGTTCGGCGGACAGCAGCTCGTATTTGCTGAAATTGTTCTGCACAAGGGCTTGGTCAAGCCAAGCCTTCACGTCAGGGGGAAGTCCCTCCACTTTCGAGCGTCGAGGCATGGATGTCACCAGTACTTTACGGGGCGGGCAATGCCCGGATCGCACTCGACGGTGTATTCGACCACGTCGATGCCATAGCGATCCAGCTTGCAGAACCATTGTGGCTGCGAGGTGCGCCCCGTGATGGTGATGAGTTCGCGCTCCTCGAGATAGTCGAGGTTGCGGCGCATCTCCAGCGCGGTGATGTCCGGCATCAATGGCTGGATTGCCGAAAGGATAACCGTCTCGCTCGCACCGACAGGTTGAGCCGAGTTGAGTGCCAGCAGGATCAGCCAGCGAATGTTTTCGCGCCGCGCCTTTTCGAGATCAGGGGTCATACACACTTCTCCGTTTAATCAATCCGTGTTTCGCCGCATCGCGGGCGGGCGCTCCATGAGGCGCTCGATACGCGAACCGATTGCATCGAGCTTGGCATTCAGCGTGGTCTCGAAGCGAATAGCGTCTTCCCGTCGCTGGTACTCCAGCGGCAGCTTGGTGATGAACTCGTTGAGCTGCGTCTCCAGCTTCCCCACTCGGTCATTCTGATGTTCAAGGCGCGAGTCCAATTGCTTCAGCAGAATCTTGCCGAACGTGGCGAGCGTGCCGATGAAACCGAGGAGCAGGCTAACGAGTTGCCAGAAATCCACCTGAATGGTCATTGCGTGCCTCCATCCGCCAAAGCCTGCTGTTCGCGCACCCACGATTGCAGGGATTTCAGTTGCTCGGCGACTTCGTGGTATCGACCGTAGTTGTCGGCAACCGTGGCGGCAGTGGTAGAGAGCGCAACTCCGGAGGGGGCAGCATCAGCAAGGTTGGGGGCGTCGGGAACGACGCCTTCGGCGGCGGCGTCATGCAGCCTGACAAAGCCACGAGGCACAGTGCAGGCAACATCAGCTTGAACGGGAACATAGACATTTACCTCCTTCACGATGTCAGCGCCGCGCTGCTTCACCACCTTCACGCGGTCAACGTACTGGGTGACCACCTGCGTTGTGGTCTGCGCTTGCTTGGCGGCAAGCTGCTGCAACTTGATTTCGGATTCGGCGCGTTCGGCGTCCCACTTTGCGGTGACGCTCTTTGCGCCATGCTGACAGCCGCCGACGAATGCCGACGCAACAATGGCGAGGATGCCGATGAGTTTCCAGGGCAAACCACGCGCCAAGTTGATGAGCGAAAACAACCCGCTCATTTAATCGCCTTGAAGCCGAACGCGAGGGGCGCAGAAGTCACCACACGCAAAACGCCGTTCGCTACTGTGATCGCCACAGCCAGCCACGCATAGACATTGCCCGGCAAGATTGGCTGGAGCAGATCAAATTTCAGTTCCAGCGCCATCAGCAGTGCTGAAACCAGATTGAGCCAGATGGTCTTGCTCTGCCACCACGGTTTCGGCGTGATGACAACAGGATCAGGTTGAATATCGGTCATGCCACAGCCTCCTCTTGAGGAACATCACCGGCGGCGAGTTGCGCGAGTGTCAATCCGCCTGTGAACTGGAAATGTGCGAATTCGCGGAACCGGGTCCATCGGCCAGCCCATTCCAAGCCGACCGCTTCACCAAGTTTTCCGATCTGCTCCCACAGCTTGCCGTCAGCGCCTGTGGTGCTCCACACCGGTTTTCCGTCGCGCAGCGGAACCACGTCGAAAGCCACGCGCCAGTTGTGGTAGCTTTGGCCCGGCTTGGCGTTGGTCACCCGTTTGCCGGGCATGGTACGGCCCTGCGCATAGAGCGCAGCTTGGCTCTCAAGATCGCGGAAGGTGGAGGTGATGAGGATGTCGATACCAGCCTGTTTGCAGGCGTCGACAAAAGCCTGAGCCCGGTGGCGTACAGGAGGTAGAAGATCGTCGAGCGCGCGAGAATTTTTCATGTCGGCAGTGTGCCGACTGATATGCGCCGCTGCGATTAAAGCGTTTTAATTCTGCTCGTCAAGCAACGAGCCTTGCCGCGTTGCCGTGTCGCGTTGGCGGGCGCGCTTGATGATGTTGCGAACCTGCATTTCCGTGAGCCTGTATTCGCGGGCCAGCGTATCGTAATTGTCGCCAGCAAATTTTTGCCAGATTTCTTGATCGCGCTGCGACAACTCGAACGAGAGGCCGCGCGGGATGTACTGCTGAACCCCGCCGATTTCCGTGCGGATGTCTTCCACCAGGCTGAACGTCATGTCAATGGCGCTCTCGTGCGCCACATCATAACGACGAAGACGGCGGAAGATGACTTGGCCGATCTGCTCCAAGAGTTCGGGGTAGCCATCAGGGAATGGCATCATTTCTGTGTTCATACGTTCCTCCTTTCTGTGCGGGCAAGCCACTGCTTCAGCGACTCGATGACCTTGCTTGCCTGTGCGGGGTCAAGCCACTGCAAAGCTGCGACACCGGTTTGCCGCTGGACGTAGGACGCCAGTGCCGATTCGGCTGAATTACGGACTGCACCGGCCTCGTGCAGCGATAGCCACAGTGCGCGAATCTTCTTGCTCTGGCCGTCATCGGCTAGGGCGCGGGTACGCTTGACCCTGAAGCCGCTTTGCTTCATGCGTGCCATTACGCGCTCAAGCTCGGGCACGGTCATAGCGCTGGTGCTGTCCTTTTTCACGCAGCCGGTGAGCAGTGCGCGATAGGTCTCATCGTCGAGGCCAAGATCGCGCTTGGCAACGTGGATCAGTCGCACGAGGCGTTGACGCGGATCGGGCTGTGCAGAGCGGTTAGGCATGGAGAGACTCCACATCGGCGCGTATCGGCGCGATGGTGATGGGTTGGCAAAAAGTAGTCACAGCCCACTTGTCGCCGTGGACGCGGGAAACGTGGTCATGTGCATGGAGCAATTCGAGTGCGGCTTCAACGGCAGCTCGCGGATGCTCGGCGTCGTCAATCAGGCCATGCGTCGCCGCGATGCCGACCACCTTGCCGGTGGAATGGAAACCGCCGTCATCGCGCAGAATCTTCCAGATGCGCGTGGCGAGGAGCGTGATGCCGTCCATCACGTTGCAGCCTCCACCAGCATGTAGCGCGCAACGTGTGCCCTGCCGCCGTTGCGCGTGGACACTTCAACCATCTCCTTGTCGATCTGGTGACCGGCTTGACGCAAGTCGTAGATGCGACCGCCGAGGCGCATGATGCCGAGTTCGTTCAGCGCCTCCAGTGGCGTGATCGGGCCGCGTTTCAGGCGCTCCAGAAGCTGATTGCATTGAGTGTCCATAGCTATCCCCTTTCTGCGGCTACCACTTGAGAAGATGACCGCTTACGCAGCGGCCATGCGTCTGCGCGAAGAACGCGAAGAAATCATCGAGCGTGGCGAAGCCATCCGCTTTCACGAGTTCAAGTGCTTCGTCGTCAAAGAGGTGCGCGAGGTAGCTGTCTCGCGACGTCGTCTTTTCCAGATGGATGGATCGCGTGTCCACGTCCACTTTGATCTGCTGCATGGACAGCAGCGTTGCTTTACCGAGGCGTTTGCAAGTGCCCATGCGCATGTCGGTGAACAGATGCAGCGTGTCCCCGACCTTCCACGCCCGCTTACCTCTGGCGCGGATGGTCTGGCGCTTCGTGCCGTTGGCGACGGCTTCGGCGAACTGGCGCTTGAAGTTCAGGCTTGGCATCACGCCACCTCAACCTCAAACGGCTCGATGACAAAATCCTCGACGCCGGTCACGATGGATATCCCGGCGATACCGGACACAGCCTTCGGCTCGGCCAGCATCGCCTCCTTGTTCGGCTCCTCCTTATTGCGGATGAAGCGGCCAAGGCCAAGAGAGCGCAGCGTTTCAAGCACCTTCTCGACGCTGCGGATGGAAACGCTGGGCGGGCGCTCACGCCACTTGACCGAGCCTGTGGTGAGGTTGGCCGTCTTGCCGCCACCAACCAGCAGCGCGGCACGATTGGCCTCGCACCACACATGGATGCCGTCAATCAGCGTCTGGATGCGTGCCTTCAACGCTTCCACCTGATCCTTGTTCGCGTCAGTTATCGCCGCGATCTGGTCGTTGATCGTGGTCTCCAGTCGCGTCAGTTCGCGCTGCGCGTCGCCGAGTGCGCGGATTGCCTCCTGCGTTTGTTCCTTGGTCTGGCACGCCCACGGCGCTGCCTTTGCTTTCGTCTTGGTTGCCATGTTTAGGCTCCTTTCTGGTTGAGTTGAGTGACTTGGCCATTTGCTCCATCAGCTCCTTCAACTTGGCCTTGTTGCGAGCAATGACCTCCGGCGAAGCCGGGGGGGAGGGGAGTGCTTGGGGTTGCGGCCTGCTGCCGAGGTTGTCCAGGAACAGCTTGGGTGTCGGCCAGCGGTCGCAGATGCGAAACAGCACGCGGAAAGCCTGCTGGATGCGGATGCGGTCGATGTGTTCCGCCCACGTCCTGTCCGGCCACAAGGCTTCGAGCCACACCTCGGCAGTGCCGACGATGGCATCTTCTGGCGGCGTTCCCTGCAAGCGCAGCGCCAGCAGCTTCTGCAAGCCAGTTGCAATTTCTGCGCGGAACCATTCATCTGCCTCCATGCTTGAAGTTCTCCAGAGCGGCGATTCCCGACAAGGTCTTGCTCGCGCTCTTGGAAGCGGTCAGCGCCGGTGCGCCATCCACCAGTTGCGTGACGGCGGGGCGGTAACCGCTGATAACCTCATAGAGCCATCCGTGGCCCTTGAGCGGGGTCTTGAGTCGCCCGGCATCACGCGCCGCGATACCTTGTTCGATTGCCCACACCCATGCTTCGATGGGGGCGTCGAAGACCTGCCCATTGCGCTGTATGCGTTGCGCCTGAATGTCTGGAAGCAGTTCGTTGATAATCCGCGCCACGCGCTCGATAGACAGCTCGCGGGCGTCCGGCCTGAACATGGCGAGATAGCGCACCAGGGCCGATCCGAGCGTGCCGGATAGTTTGAACGCGGCGGTCAGCGCCTCACGTGCAGCTTCGTGCGCGATGAGCGCATCGAGCGATAGCGTGGTGCCGCAGCATGGGCAGCGCGTTCGCATCACACCGCCTCCGCTTTGGCGCGGGTAATCTCGCGCCAGACCACGCGCACACCGTCGCGTGTGATGGAGCAAACCCGACAGCCATCAGGCTGTCTCTCAATCAGCCTGCTGTGGCCGAGCTTGACCAGCGGCAACGTGGTGCGCGCGGTACCGGGGTTGATCTCGATGGTCGGGCGCTCATGTTCGTCGCCAACGCTCTCGCTCACGGTGCGGTAGCCAATCGCCCGCAGCTCACGCGCCACGCGGTTGAGTGCCTCGAGGCGTGCGGCGAACTCCTCGGTAAAGATTCGGCTCATAAAGTTCTCCGTGTGGTCTGTGGGCTGAACGAGGGAAAGTGCGGCGACCATGTCACGCCTCCTTCACGATGGCGGCGTCAACCACCGGAGCGCCGAGGCTCGCGGCGAGGTTCATGGAGGCAGTCAGAGCGTTGGCGACGGCCAGCGGATAGGCAAGGCTCACCCACTGCTGCATCACCTGCGCAGACTTGGCGCTGCCCGTTCTCCGAGCGAATGTCAGGCGCTCGCGCAGGGCTTCAATGCCCTCGGCATTGATGACCTTTCCGAGTTCTGCGCCGACGCGCTGGAGCTTGAACTTGAGGTATTCGCCGAGACTCGCATCCAGTGGTGGCAGTTCAACGATGTCGCACCGCTGCGCCACCTCGCGCACCTCGGCGTTGTTCACCGCGAGGCGGCTGCGCAGCTCTGGCTGGCCGACCAGCACGATGGAGAGCAGGGGGTGCAGTCCGTCCTTGAGTTCCGCGAACCGCTTGAGGTGCTTGAGCGTGGCGGTAGGAAGGCAGTGCGCCTCTTCAATTAACAGCACATGCCGCTGGCCTGCGCGGTGCCCTGCCGTGAGCAACTGCTGCACTTGCCGCGCACGCGCCTCTGCATCGCGTTTTGGGGGCACGCTCGGCGCGACGGTGGCGATGATGGCCTGAACAATGGCCGCGCTTTTGAGCGTCTTGCCCTTGCTGTCGTTTTCTTCCATGTAGAGAACGCTTGGCTCGATGATGAGAACATCCCGGCCTTCGCGAGCGAGGCGGTCTTTGAAATCCGCCACCACGGTGGACTTGCCGCTGCCGCTTTCGCCTACAAGTGCGAGCAGCCCGCCGTGTTTGGCGTTCTGCCACAGCGTCTCGCGCACGAAGCGAATGTCTTGAGAGATGAACACGTCGCTCGCCTGCGTCACGTCGTTGGCGAACGGATCAGCGGCCAGCCCGAAATGCTTGCGCGTGGGCATGGTCAGAGTTTGCTTTTGTAGAAGCATGTCGGTTTCCTTCTTGGCTGGTTGACGAATGTCCGCGTCGGTAGGCGCGGCGGTGGAACGCTCTGCGGCGTTTTGCTTTTGTGCGGGCGAGAGCGCCCGCGTAATCTGTGCAGTGCTGGCTCCGGCACGGCGCAACTTGTCTTCGATGTCGCGGCGCAACGCAGCGGCTTGACGCTTCGGCCACTTGCCGTGATTGACCAGATCGGCGAATGTGCCGGTGCTGATCCCGAGCGACCTCGCAAGGTGTGCTTGCTTGAGGCCGAGGCGGGCGATAAGGCGGTTTAGCGCGGTGGCCATCACTTGATCCTCCGCAGTTCAGTGACGTTGCCGCCGTGTGTGCCAGTCGCCACTTGCGCACCCCACTGGTCTGCCCATGACTGCGGCACGTTGCCTGCCGGGAATGCCGTGGCGATCTGCGTGTAGAGGTCGGCGGGCGCGGCATCGCCGAGGCGCTCCTTGATGCTGCGGACGGCCTCCGGCACGGTGAGCATGATCTGCACCGATACAGCCTTGCTTTGCAGGCTCTGCACCTGTGGCGTTTGCACTTCGCCAGCATGTGGAACAAGGCGCTGCGGCAGATCGATTTTGCCGAGGTGCGAGTGAGCGACGATGCCCTTGCCGTCGTTGAGGTGGCCGAAAGGCCGTGCCTGCTCCGCGCGCTTCTTCTCGGCGTCATCCACCGTTGTGCCATCACCCCACGCAGCAGCAGAGAGCGTGTTGGCGGCGCGCTCGCTTGCGGTGGCCGGTGCGCGGGCGTATTCCTCGCCAGCGACAGGCGCGGAGAGCGGGCGACCGTAGGCATCGAACTCGCTTTCCGGCATCACCTGCACGAGCAGCGGCTCGGCTCCGAGACGCTCGATTTCGATGCGTAGCGCGCCCTGTTGCATGAGTAGCGGCGTGACATGCAGGGTCTGCCCGTTGCCAAGGAACTCAGCCCACGGCTTCAAGTCGTAGCGAGCCGAGCGGCCAAGCTCCGGGTGTGAGAAGCTGATGGCGAGGTCGCGTACCTTGCGCGTGAGTTCCTGTCCAGACATGAACCACTGGCACACGTCTCGCGGCGGCAACTGCACCAGCGCGCCGGGATGCCGCATGATGAGTTGCCAGAGTTCATCGCGCACCATCGGCTGGCCGCTGGCGCGGGTGAGGCGGCAGTCCACATGCTCGATGGCGTTAGCGTTGTAGTCGCGCACCCACGCGGCAGCGGCGGCATTGAGCTGCTCAACGGTCTCGACAGGCTCGAAGCGCAGGCGGCTCTCGAAGTGCGTCTCGACAAGGTTGTTGCCCTGCTCGACGCCACCCTTGCCCCACGAGTGGCCGACCGCATGTGTCTCGTGATCCACGCCCAGCGCGTCGAGCAGGTTGCGGATGGCGAAGCTGGTGTTGGCACTACCCTTGTCCCACAGCAACATGCGCGGAACGCCATGCGATACGCGGCTTGCTTGCTGCCCCCATGTGTAGAGCAAGAACTCGAAGAGGCTGTGCTGGTTTTCGCCCGCAGCCTCGAAGTAACGAACGTCGATGCTGCCGCTGGCGTGGTCATAGCGAACGTAGCGCCACACCTTGAGGCGCACCTTGTCCATGCTCGCTGGCTTGTTCTTGTAGAACTCCTCATCGCGCATGATGGCCTGACCCTTCGGCGTGTAGTAGATGAGGCACAGCGACGGGTCTATCTGGTGCATGTGGTTCGGGTGCAGGCTTCGCATCGTGATGTGATTGCGGGCGGCGAGCTGCGCCTTGGTGTCCATGCGGTTGGCACGGAGCAGGGCGTTGATGCGACCTTCCGACACGGGCACTTCAATGCCGTTGGTGTGGGCGATGTTCATGGCGACCGCTGTGGGAAGCGTTGCCTTGCCGTTGCCACGGATGCCCTCGCGCTTCGCAGCCGCAATGAAGTGCAACGTCTCGTGGGGGAGGGCGGTGCTGCCCGCATCCGCCCGCTTCTTGCGCTCGGTCTTGTAGCCCGCGTGGACACGCAACCATGTGTAGATCGTCGAGGGATTCTTGCCGATGAGACTGGCGAATTGATGTACCAGCTCAGTCGCACCGCCGTGCGGAGCCGCTGCGATGCGGTCACGCAAGGCGAACAGTTCTTGCATCAAATCGGGGGCGAGTGCGGCCATGTCGTTGTCCTGCGTTCGTGTCAGGCTTCTGGCGTGTAAGCGCCGAGCGACTTGTCGAAAATGGTTCGTTCTTTGGAAACCAGCTTCTCGGCCTGCTGGAGTGCCTGCACGTAGAACTCGCCGACGTGCGCGAGCGCGGCTTCAAATTTCGGGCGCTCTTCATCGGGAATGTTCTGCATCGTCTCGAACAACGTGATGCGGCAGGTTTCGAGTTCGCTCATGCCGGTGGCGACCTTCCTGCCAGCGGCAGCGATCTGCTCGCTGATGGGTTCCAGTGCGTCCGGCCAATCGGTGTCGGCCACCACCTTCTTCTTGAGTTGGACTTGCAGCCTGGTGAGCTTTTCGTTCGTTTTTGCCAGCACCGCGTCTTTGGCTTCGACATCCCCCCGCAGGCTGCGGATCGTGTTCCGCAAGTCCTTGACGCTCATGGTTGCCAAGTCGTCGAGTGACAGTTCGCCTGTCTGCCCGGTCGCGGTCAGCTCCTCGATCTGCTCATCGTCTAGAACGATGAGTTCCAGCAGCTTGGATTTGCCGAGGTTTTCCAAATGCGCCGACATCGGCGCATTTGAGAACTTGCGCGCGAGCTGCATCGATCTCTGCGCTACCCGTGGTTCAACGCCGATGCGATCCAGCCTGTCAAGGAAATCGCCGTGCTCGCAGCTCTCGCGCAGCAGGATGAGCGACGTGCCGAGCGCGAACAGTCCGGCGTGGATGTGGCGCTGCGCTTCAATAGCGACCGCCTCAAGTGCATCCGGGTGGATCGGGCCGGTATAGTGAAGCGTGGTGGCGAGTGCCCTGACCTTCTCGGTGCGCTCGTGGTCGATAACGGCGAGCTGGGTCGCCGCGTCCGCTGCTGCTGTCAGGCCGGGGGCGTCGATCTCGGCGATGGCGGTGGATTCGTTCTCGGTCTTGGCGGGTTTGCGAGCCATGTGGCTTCTCCTTTTCAGTTGGTGGACGTGATGCGGGATTTCATGTTTTCGAGGCGCTCCGCTGCCGCGTCGAGGCTGCGGAGAATCGAAACGGCGTGCCGTGCGAGGTGCGCGGAGGGTCGAATGCGTCCGGTTTCGGGTATGCGTTCAGCGAAGCCCTTTTCTTCGAGGGTGGCGACGTAGCGCGTGACGGCGCTTGGTTCGAGGCCCGTGGCTTTGCAAAGGTCGGTTGGCGTCATGCCGTGTGCGAAATGGCCGAGCAGCGCGGCCAGCACATCGAGAACCTTTCCTGCGGTCTGGCTGGTTTTGGCGGCGGCGCTCATGCAACACCCCTAAATGCGCCGACATCGGCGCATTTACCGCATGCAAAGCCCTCCCGTTTCAGCCAGTCGGCAAGATGCGCCTTGATTTCGTAACCCTTGCCTCTGTGGGCTTTGATTTGGCCGTTGAGAACGGAATAGACGTAGTGCCTGTCGTAGCCGTTAGCTTTTGCCCATTCGGCGATGGTTAAGCCTTTGGCGTAGAACGCTGCCTTTACCTCCTCGGCGAACGTGTCTTGTGGTAGCGGCGCATTGGCAGCCCACTTGGCCTGTCGAATGCGTCCGGTTTCGGGGATGCGTGTGGCGAAGCCCTTTTCTTCGAGGGTGGCGACGTAGCGGGTGATGTTGCTAGGGCTGAAGCCTGTGGCCTTGCAGAGATCTGTTGGTGTAAGGCCGTGTTCGAAATGCCCTGACAGTGCGGCCAGCACGTCGAGCACATTCTTCGCGGACTGGATTGTCTTTGTCATGCGGGCTCTCCTTGCTTGAGGCCCAGGGCGATGGCGATTTGATGGGCCTGCCCGCGGCGGCACTTGGTGCGCCCGTTCATCACGGCGATGACGTTCTCGTATTTGAAGCCGTGGCGCTTTGACCATTCGGAGAAGGTGACGCCCTTCCGGTAGAACTCCGCGCGGACGGCTTCCGGCGTTTTAGGTTTCATGCTTGGCTCCTGCGTGGGACAATGCTCAAAAATGGTTTGATGAATCTTAATATTCATTTTTGAACATGTCAAGCGAGGTATCCAAAAATGAGCATATTTTCTCGGTTGGCCGAGGTGCGGGCGCGAACGGGGCTGTCACAGGCCGACTTCGCGCGGGAGGTTGGTATTGGAAAATCGACTCAGATTCGCTACGAAAAGGGCGAGGTCTGGCCTGCGGTGGATTACTTGGAGCGGGTCGCCAGCGTGTTTCCCGAACATTGCGACTACAACTGGCTCGTGACAGGGATGGAGATGACGGGGGCGGAAAAGCTGACGGTCGCAATCGCAACTGTGCTTACTCGGCTTTCCCGTTCGGTCGGAATTGATGACGGAGAATTGATGACGGTGCGAGATGCCTGCCAGCTGCAAGATCGAGACTGGGAGAAGTTGCTCGACGCTGCCTTGCAGCGCGCGGGCGTCACACGGCTGGAGAAGGATGAAAGGGAGTTGCTGGAGAACTACCGTGCCGCCAATGCGGACGGCAAGCTGGCGATCCGGGTGTCCGGCGAAGGCATCGCGGCGCGAAGCAAAGCATCCAAGCCGAAGAAAAAAGAGGGCAAGAAATGAGTACTGCTGAACATCGGCGATTGTTCATGCAACGCTGGCAGGCCATGAAAGAGGCCAAGCTCACTCACCCATGGGCGCAGTGGGTTGCACTCGAAAGTCAGAATGCCGCGCCAGCATGCCGCGCATTGCACGGCAAGAAGTTCAAGGTGGATGGTTCGGAGCTTGCCTCTGTGGTCGAAGCGCACTTTGATGCGGGCATCAAGAACTGTGGATGCCGCCTCACGCCGAGGCGGGGGTCATAGCACCGAACGCGAGAAACTAAAGCCCTTTACTGTCAGCACCCCATGCCGCCCGGCAAAGTGGCGGCATGAAAAAGTTCATCGCCGCCCTTGAGTGGGTTCCAGCACCGCTGACGCAATGCGCCGCGCTCGCCATTGAGCTTGATGACAAGGCTGCGCCGACACGCATCCGCGTGATCCCCGATGGTGACTTCGATGCGGTGGACGGTCGCCCCGGAAACATCAAGGGTGTGAAGGCGAAGAAGTGGCGCATGGATGCCGCTATTGCCGAGAAGGTCATCGCGCAGTTCACGCAGCGCGGCATTGACGTTCCGGTTGACTACGAACACCAGACCATCAAGGCGGCTGACAATGGTCGGCCTGCGCCTGCTGCGGGCTGGATTACCGGCCTTGAATATCAGCCCGGCGTCGGCCTCGTGGCGCTGGTGCGCTGGACGGATGCCGCAGCCGCGCACCTGATGGCTGGCGAGTACCGCTACCTCTCCCCGGTCTTCTTCTTTGACCCCGACTCTGGTGCGGTGCAGTCACTGCACAGTCTCGCGCTTACCAACACTCCCGCACTTGGCGCGCTCGGCGAAATCGCCGCGCTCGTGCAACAGATGGTTTCACTACGCCGACTGCCCGGCTCTGGCAGGACTACTGATGAGGAACTCACGATGGACAAAACCAAAGTGCTGGTTGCGTTGGGCTTGCCGCTCGACACCGGCGACGATACGGCGCTGACCTCGCTGACCGCTCTGGTGCAGAAGACCCGTGAGCAGGAAGTGCAGATCACCGAACTCAAGGCTACCCAGTTCGACCCGGCCAAGCACATCCCGCTGACGGAACACACCAAGCTCACGGGCGAACTGGCCGCGCTCAAGGATGCGGGCGACAAGGCTGAACACGAACGCATGATGCAGGCTGCTCTGGACGATGCCCGCATCCTGCCGCCGAACGAGGCCTACTGGCGCGCTCAACCGCTCGCCGCGCTGCAAGCCTTTCTGAAGGATGCCAAGCCGCTCGCTGCGTTGAAGGGCACTCAGACTGGCGACAAGAAGCCGGATGGTGATGGCAAAAAGGTCACCCTGAACGACGAAGAAATGGCCGTGTGCAAGAGCCTCGGCCTGACCCCGGAAAAATTCGCTGCTGCGAAAGGAGATTAAGACATGGGCACGCTGACTTCGGCTCGCAACACCCTGGCTCGTGATGGCGTGGACTTTGTCTACCCGGTAGCGGCCAGCACCAAGATTTACGCAGGCAGCATGGTCACGCTGTCCGCCACAGGCTTTGCCCGTGGCGGCGCGGCGGGCGGCACTAAGGCTGTCGGTATCGCCGCCGAGACGGTGGACAACAGCAGCGGCGCGGACGGCGCGGTGCTGGTCAAGGTCAAGCGCGGCGTCTTCGGTTTCAACAACTCGGCGGCTGCCGATCTGATCGATCTGGGCGACGTCGGCGCTGCCTGCTATGTGGTCGACGACGAAACCGTTGCGCTGACCGATGCAACCGGCACTCGCGTGCAGGCGGGCAAGGTGGCCGACGTGGAAGCGGTCGGCTCCGGCACCGTGGTCTGGGTGGACTTCCGCTAACCAACTATCTATAGGAGCAAGACATGCTGATTACTCAAGCGCAAGCGACCGCCGCCTACACTGGCCTTCGCGCCCTGTTCAACGAGGGATTTCAGGCCACCGCCAGCGGTGTGGAAGACCAGTGGAAGGATATCGCCCTGCTGGTGAACTCGGATACGTCCGAGGAAGAATACGGCTGGATGAAAAACCTCTCCAGCATTCGTGAATGGCTCGGCGACCGTCAGGTGCAGAACTTGGCCGAAGCGTCGTTCAAGATTTCCAACAAGCACTTCGAAGGCACCATTGGCGTGCCGGTGGACAAGATCGCCGACCGCAAGCTCGGCGGCTACTCCATTGCCGCGCAGCAGCTCGGCCAGAACGCTCGCGTGTTCCCGAACCGCCTCGTGTTCAAGCTGCTCGCAGATGGCTTCGCCGCGACTGGCCCCGATGGGCAGTATTTCTTCGATACCGACCATCCGGTGGCATTGAAGACCGGCACGGTCTCCGTGTCCAACACGGGCGGCGGCGCAGGCACGCCCTGGTATCTGCTGGACACTACCAAGGTGGTCAAGCCGATCATCTTCCAGCAGCGCACTCCCTTCAAGCCGCAGGAGCTGACGAGCGGTGACAGCGATCACGTCTTCAAGCGCAACGAGCTGCTGTTCGGCGTGGATGGCCGCTGCAACGTCGGCTATGGCCTGTGGCAGACCGCCTATGCCAGCAAGCAGACGCTGGACAGTGCCGCGCTGTGGGCGGCGCGCGCCGCGATGATGGCGTTCAAGGGCGACAACGGCGAGCCGCTCGGCATCATGCCCAACCTGCTGCTCGTTCCGCCCGCGCTGGAACAGGCCGCGCGTCAGGCGCTTGAAGCGGTCATCATCTCCAACACCACCAACGTGATGAAGGGGCTGATGAAGGTCGAAGTCTGCCCGTGGCTGGCCTGATAAGGAGACGAAGACATGGCAAATGCAATCGAAGTCATCTGCAAGTCCGGCGTGTTCCGTCGCGCTGGTCGCGAGTTTTCCGCCACGCCCACCACGGTGCTGCTGGAAGAACTCACGAAAGAGCAAATTCAGGCGATCAAGGATGAGCCGCGTCTCATCGTGCGCGAAGTGGATGTGAAGCCGGAAGGTGGAAAGCAGTCCGCTGGCGGCAAGAAAGACGCCTGAAACCTAAAACCTCCCTGCTGCTTCCCTTCTTGGCAGCTTCGGCCCGCGCCTTACCCGCGTGGGCTTTTTTTTGCCGACGCGATTAAACGGCCTGTAAGCCGCGTAGGACTCTTGGATGCGGCGAAGGTATAGACCGGGGTGCCAGAACGCAACGCGAACGTTCGCAGCGGCCTCTGTGCGGCCATGAATCGCAAGATGCGATCCGCAAACTGTGCGCATGGCGGAAAACTTCCAGAAATCGGCAGCGAACCCGGAGTTTTCGTGTGGTTCGCCATTGCGCCCCTTGATGGTTCGCCAATCGTGCGTGTGGCGCTGAGGTAGCGCCAGAAACTAAAGCCCTTTACTCGTTGTAAGGCGGGCCAGTCGGCAAAGTGCCGTCATGGATTACGCCACTCTCATTCAACTCACCGAGCGATACGCCGAGCGCGATCTGCGGAACATCACCGACGATGATGCGCAGGCGCTCGATACCGTCCGTGCTGGTAAAGCCATCGCAGATGCGAGCGCGGAGATTGAGGGTTACCTGTCCACGCGCTACATGATGCCGTTGCAGGATCAGTCCGGTGTGCCGATGGCCGCACCGACGATTCTGGTGCGCTGTGCATGTGACATTGCCATCTACCGGCTGCAAACTCTGCGGCCTGCCGACGACATCAAGGACGCGCGGCAGCGGTATGAAGATGTAGTGAAGCTGCTCAAGGCCATCGCGGGCGGCGATGTGCAACTGCCGGGCGCAAGGCTGCGCGACGACGTTGCCGATGCCCCGGCCTCGCAGTCAGCCGGGATGCCGCAATTCGGCACACCGCCTTCGCTCTTTGGTCGGGGAAATCGCTGATGAGTGCGGTTGCCCTCACCGAGAACGCCATCATCGCGCGCATCACGGCGGCGCTGACGCTCAACGGTCAATTGCATCCCAAGGTGGAAGTGCGCGCATGGCCTGATCGCCCACGCGACTACCGGATGACGCACCCCAAGGGGGCGGCGCTGGTCATCTATCGCGGCAGCAAGTTCGGCCACCACGCCACAGCCGGTCAGCTCGTGAGCTACGAGGATGAGTTCGAGCTGGGGTTGGTGTCGCGCACGCTGCGCGAAGCCAATACGCCGGACGCGACCGATGCTGCCGAGGGTGTCGGCATCTACGACCTTCTGGAAACCTGCCGCAACACGCTCTTGGGCTGGACACCGCAGCAGGCATCCGGGCAGGTGCGAATCATCAGTGTGGATTTCGACGACTACGTCGAGGGCACATGGGGCTACAGCCTGCGGTTCGCCGTTCCCATGACGACTGTGGCCAACCGTCCGCGCCCACCGGGGCCGTGGGCTGTCGCCGATGACGACAACGCTCCGGCGGCGTCGCTGCTCGGCGTGCAGGAATCTTCAACCATCTAAAAAGGAGTGCCTTTATGTCTCGCTACATCTACACCGGCCCAAATTCCGCCGTCACGCTCAAGGTGAGCGACGGCAAGGGCGGACTCAAAGATCAGGACGTGCTGTTCTGGAACGGTCAGGAAGTGGATCTTCCCGCCGACCATGAAATGGTCGCCTCGCTGGTGGCGCAGGGCTACTTGAAGCCTGTTGCCGCTGCATCCATCCCGCAGGCCGCGCCCGCCGCGCCTGCCGTCATCGAACCCGAAGCCTCGACCGTCAAGTCGGGCAAGACCAAGTAAATCTGAAAGGAGATTTCAATGGCTGCAAGTTTCCTGCATGGCGTCGAGACCATCGAGATCGACAAAGGTCCGCGTCCCGTTCAACTGGTGAAGACCGCCGTCATCGGTCTCATCGGCACGGCTGTGGCTGGCGCGGTGAACGAACCCATCATCATCACCAGCGAGAAAGACTTCGCTCAGTTCGGCGTCGACGTGCCAAATAGCACCATCCTCGATGCGCTTGATGGCATCTTCGACCAGAAGGCCACCGTGGTGGTTGTCATCAACGTACTCGACCCGTCCAACGCCGCGCACAAGACCACCATCAGTGCCACGCCGGAAACGGTGACCGTCGACCCGGCGAGCGGAGAGTTCCAGTTGGAGCATGCGGCGGTGAGCGGTCTTGTTCTGACCAGCGCCGATCTGGCGACTACCTACGTCCTGGACACCGATTACACCTTCGATCTCGCCACAGGCAAGGGCAAGCGTCTGGCGGGCGGCGCGATTCCGGCAGGCACGGTGGGCAGCCCGACTGCGTTCAAGGCAACCTACACGTGGCTCAACCCGGCTCTGGTGCAGCCCTCGGACATTATCGGCACGATTGACCCGGTAACGGGTAAGCGCACTGGCATGAAAGCGTTCCGCGACTGCTATCAGTTGTTCGGTTTCTACCCGAAGATTCTGATCTCTCCGGTGTTCGCTTCCCTTGCCGCCGTGTCCACCGAACTGATCGCGACCGCGAGCAGCATTCGCGCCATCACGTTCATTGACGCGCCCATTGGAACCACGCCGCAAGCCGCCATCACCGGTCGCGGGCCTGCTGGAACCATCAACTTCAACACCAGCAGCGAACGTGCCGGGCTGTGCTATCCGCACGTCAAAGCCTATGACGTTGAGGCCGACACCGAAGTGCTGCGCCCGATGTCCGTCTTCGCGGCGGGGGCGCAGGCGCGGAAAGACCAGGAAAACGGTTACTGGTGGTCGCTCTCGAACACCGAACTGCTCGGCATTACCGGCATGGAGCGTCCGATTGACGCGATGATCAATGACCCGAACTGCGAGGCGAACCTGCTCAACGCGGCGGGCATCATCACGCTCTTCAACTCGTTCGGTACCGGCATCCGCGTGTGGGGCAACCGCAGTGCTGCGTTCCCCTCCAATACGCACCCGAAGAACTTCCTTTGCGTGCGTCGCACGGCAGACATCATCGCCGAGTCGCTGGAGTATTTCACGCTCCAGTTCAACGACCGCCCGCTCGACAACGCCCTCATCGATGCCATCGTCGAGAGCTGTAACGGCTTCATGCGGACGCTCAAGGCGAATGGCGCGATCATCGACGGCAAGGCATGGTTCGATCCCGCCGACAACGAGGTGACGGAACTCGCTGCGGGTCACCTGACCATCACCTACGACTTCATGCCGCCCACGCCCGCCGAACGCGTGACCTACAAGGCCAGCATCAACATCGACTACCTGTCCCAACTGGGCACGGGCTCGAACTAACTCACACTGAAAGGAGCCTACCGTGGCCGGGATTACTCTCAACACGATCAACAACGCGAACATCTACATCGATGGCAACAGCCTCTTGGGTCAAGCCGAGGAGTTCAAGCTCCCCGTGGTCAAGTTCAAGATGGCCGAGCACAAGGCCGTTGGCATGGTCGGCAGTATCAAGCTGCCGTCCGGTTTCGACGCGCTGGAAGGCGAGATCAAGTGGAACTCGTTTTACCGCGATGTCTGGAACAAGCTGCTCGACCCCTACACCGCCATCCAGTTGCAGGCGCGCGGTTCGCTGGAGACCTACAACTCTCAAGGCCGACAGGCGCAAGTGCCCTATGTGGTGTTCATCACCTGCTCGTTCTTCGAGGTGCCGACCGGCGACTTCAAGCAGAACGACAAGGCCGAGTTCCAAAGCAAGTTTTCCGCGACCTACATCAAGCAGGTGGTGGACGGTAACGATGTGCTGGAAGTCGACGCGATGGCGAACATCTACAAGGTCAACGGCGTGGACAAGCTCGATCTGTATCGCACCAACATCGGCGGCTAAACGGATACCTCCGTGGAGACGTTGAACCTCGACGCCCGCTGACCGGCGCGAGGGGAGTCGTGGTCAGCTCCACCGGGGCGCTTTGCGGGGCTGAAAAACCGGGAAGGGTGATAGCTAAACCCCGCACCTATTCATTCACCGAAGGATACGCACATGATGAAGATCACGCTGAAAACTCCGATCAAGACCCCGAACGGCGAGGTCAAGACCATCACGCTCACCCGTGAGCCGACGCGGCGCGACCTGAAGGCTGCGCAGAAAATCACCAGCGACGAAGAGGACCAGGTGTGGAACATGATCTGCTCGTTGTCTGCCGAGAAACTGACCATCGAAGATACGGAGGAAATCACGCTGGCCGATATGCGCCAAGTGATGGACGCCTTTCGCAAGGTGTCTGGTTTCGGAGACTGACTACTGGCAGGGGGCGGGACTGCTGGCTCGGTGGTTCCGCTTTAATCCCTCGGAGATTGAAGGCTTGGAAACCAGCGACTTCGAGCAGTGGGTCAAGCTGGCGAGTGAGCAGATTTCCGCTCAAGCCACCAAGCTGCGAGAGCTAGAACGGGGAGCGTGACCGGGAAGAACAGGGCAAGGATGATGGTGGCGGGGATCATGCCGACGACGGCTCCCGCGATCAGACCGATGGGGCCACCGAAAGCCCACGCGCCGCCGACGATAGAGCCGACCATGCCAATCGCAAACGCGGCGATGGCAAAGCAGATCATGAAGGCGTCAGAGTAGGACTTGGGGTTCATGGCACAGACTAAATTCGATTTGGTAGTCTCGTTCCTCGGCGGTGCCGCAGCAGTTAGCGGTCTGTCGATGATAAGACAATCCACCGAGCAGCTCAAGGCGAGCCTCAAGGACGTCCAGTTCAAACGGGAACTCGGCCAAGACCTGCTGACCCTCAAGGCCCGGTTCAACGAGGTCACGAGAAGCGGCTCCTATACCAAAGAGGAAGTCCGCAAGGTCACCCGCGAGCTGGCGGACATGACCGCCAAAGCCCGCGATGCCGGGTTGAACGTCGGCAAGCTGACTGCCGAAATGAAGCGGCTGCGCGCCGCCGAACAGGGTGTGCGCCTGCGTGTTTCCGGTCAGAACGACATCCAGAGCGGTCGGCAGATACGGACGGAAGCCTATGGGCAGATCATGTCCACGGCGGCTTCGGCCTACGGCTTCTACAAGCCGCTTGACGTGGCTTCGCGCTACGAAGACAACATCAAGGATATCTCCATCACTGGCGAACTTTCGCGCAAGGAAGAGGCGGAACTCGCCAAGTCCATTCGCGGTCTGTCGCTGCGCTACAACCAGGCGCAGAACGATTTGGGTGAATCCATGAAGAAGCTGGTCGAGACCGGCATGAGCTTCGGTGATGCGAACGCCTTGATGCCGCTGATGGCAAAGACCGCGACCGCTACTCGCACCGATAGTGGCGACGCGGCGAAGATGGCGCGCAGCTTCCAGTTGCTCGGCGTAAAGGACATGGAGCTGGCATTCAATCAGGCGGCGAAAGCGGGCAAACAGGGCAGCTTCGAGTTGCGCGACATGGCAAAGTGGTTCCCTGCTCTCGGCGGCATGATGAAGGCCATCGGCGTGCAGGGCAACGAGGCCGTGGTGAGCATGGCGGCGCGAATGCAGATCGCCACTCGCACGGCGGGCAGCAATGACGAAGCTGCAAACAACTTCAAGAATTTTCTGTCCAAACTCACCTCGCAGGACACCATCAAGGACTTCAAGAAACAGGGCATCGACTTGATTCCGCAGCTTCAAGCGGCTGCGCGTCAGGGCATAGACCCGATTGCTGCGGGCGTCGAGATGGTGATGAACCACGTCAAAACCAAAGCTCCAGAAGCTGCCGCCGAGTTGAAGAAGGTCGCCGAGGAGGTGGCAAAGATTACCGACCCCGTGCAACGACAGGCCGAACTCGAGCGTCGGTCGGCGATGATCGCGCAGCTCGGTGAGCGCGCTGGAATCGGCGATGTGTTCCAGGACATTCAGGCGGTCAGCTACCTGTTGGCAGAAATGCAGAACAAGGCCGAACTCGGCAAGCTGATGGGCGACGTCAGCACCGGAAAAAACGATGATGGCCGCGCCACACTCGACGCGGACTATCAGCGGCGTACCGAGGGTATGGCCGAGAAGATCAAGGGGCTGAAAATCGCCATTACCGACTTCGGCATCGCCCTCGGCTACGCGATGATGCCAGTGGTGGACTTCATGATGCCGATCATTACCGGCCTCACGCGCATGACCACTGCGCTCACCGAGACGTTCCCGCTATTCTCGCGCTTGGTCTTCGGTGTGCTGGCCGGGGCATCTGCCATGTCGGTGCTTGGTTTGGCGATGAAGTTCATGGGCGGCGGAATGCTCTCGACGGTCGGCATGTTCAAGGACATTGTTGGCTGGTTGCTCACCACGCGTTTGGGCATGGCAGCGAACATCCGTGTCACTGGCCTCTATCAGGCCGCGCTCTCCGGTTTGCGGACGCGGATCGCGGCGGTGGCGCTGGCGAGCCAGTTGGCTGGCGGGCCGATGGCGCTGCTCGGGCAGGTAGGCCGCACCACGCTGTTATCGCTCGCGGGGGCGGCTCGTGCTTTTGGCCTTGCGTTGCTCACCACGCCCATCGGCTGGATTGGCGCTGCGGTCGCCGGTCTTGCGTTCTTGGTCTGGAAGTATTGGAAGCCCATCAAGGGATTCTTCGTTGGTCTGTGGGATGGCCTCAAGACTGGATTCCAGCCTGTGATGGATGCACTGCGCCCGGCGCTAGCCGCGCTGCGGGGTGCGTTCGGCAATCTGATGACGGCCATTCAGCCTTTGATGCCACTGCTCAAGGTGCTGTTCTTTCCCATCCTGTTGCCCGTCAAACTCGTGGTCGAGGGCGTGAAAATGCTTTGGGGCTGGCTGAAAAACCTTTTCACGCCAGTTGAGGATGTGGGGAATGCTGGCCGCAACATGGGGGAAAAATTCGGCAAGGGGATCGCGGGAGTATTGACATGGGGCGCGAAGCTGCTCGCCGAGTTTCTCAAGCTGCCTGCACGCATGATCCAGATCGGCGCGGACATCATCAACGGGCTGGTCGGTGGTCTCACTGAAGGCTGGGCCAAGTTAAGCCAGTCGGTCGGAGAACTCGCCACCGGCATCAAGGACAAGTTCAAGTCCATGCTCGGCATCCACTCGCCAAGCAGAGTATTCATGGACTTCGGCCTGAATATCGGCGAAGGCGCGGCGCAGGGCATTACCAGGGCGCTGTCCGGTGTGCAGGGAGCGGCGGGCAAGATGGCTGGCGTCGCACTGGCAGGCGCAGTGGCCGCTAGCGGTCATGCGATGGCTGGCATAAAGGAAGCGGCGCAGATGTTGCCCACCGTACAGATCGGAGCACCGGTCGCAGCGGGACGGGGCATTGCCAGTGATTCGGCGATGGCTGGCATGAGTATTCAGTTCTCGCCCAATATCACCATCGGTGGCGATGCGGGTGGTGATGTAAAGGGTCAAGTTCAGCAGGCCATGAACCTGTCGCTGCGCGAGTTGGAGCAAATGATGCGCCGTGTTCAGGCCGAGCAACAACGGAGGGCATTCTGATGATGGAGCAACTCCTCTCGCTCGGCGGCGACCTTGCGACCGATGCCGTTGTGCGCGCCGTGAAGGGAAACCTTCGCGGGCTGACTCACGCGCTGCTTGGGACGGTCGCATTCGACGTACTGACCGGGCCGGAAAGCATGGATGAAGATTTTTCCGCGAACTTCGTCGAGCATCCGCTTATCGAGGGTAAGCCACGCTTACAGTGGGTTGGCGACAACTTGAACGAAGTGACGTGGCAACTCATGTTTCATGCGGGCTTCTGCACGCCGACCATCGAGCTGTTCAAGTTGCGCGCTGCCATCTCCGCGCACCAGCCGCTTCCGCTGGTGATGATGAGTGGCGCACATCAAGGCTGGTTTGTTCCGGTGTCGGTACGCGTCGCCACGCGGATGACGCGGCACGATGGCACGCTGCTATGGATTGAAGCCTCCCTCACCATGCGCGAGTGTCCGCCGCCTTCTGTCATGCCCGACATGGTGGCGAGTCAAGCTGCGGTCGCCATCGAGCAGATCGGCGCGAACGGTTCGGCCACGCAGCCATCAAGGACGGTGAGCGTGGTTCCCCCCGCACGTGCCGATGACGTGTCACCGCTGCGGAGCGCGCCATGAAGGCCATCAACTGCATCGAGCATGTGACACAGGCCGGTGAGCGTTGGGATTCGCTTGCGTGGCGCTATTACGGTAACCCGATGGACTATGGCCGCATCATCGAGGCGAATCCGGCGCTGGACATCAGCTCGGCGCTGCCGTCTGGCATCAAGGTGCTGATTCCCGTGCTTCCCGCCAGTGCGGCGACGCAGGCATTGCAGACCGAGGAGTTGCCGCCGTGGAAGCGTTGAGCGAACTGCTCGCTCTCACCGGCGTGCCGACGCCGAAGGTCATTGTGGTCTATGAGCGCAAGGACATCACCTCGGTCATCACGCCATCGCTGATCGAGTTGAGCTACACCGACTTCATGGAAGGTGAAAGCGACAGCGTGGAGATGACGCTCGAAGATGTCGACCGGCGCTGGCAGAACCAGTGGTATCCCGCACACGGGGACATGGTGAATGTGCAGCTCGGCTACCTCAATGGGGCGTTGTTGCCTTGTGGCGACTTCGAGGTAGATGAAGTCGAACTCGAAGGCCCGCCAGACACCATTCGCATCAAGGCACTGGCGGCTGGAATCAAGCGCAGCGTCCGTACCCGCAACGGTCGCGCCTACGAGAACACCACGCTCGAGGCCATCGCCAAGGACGTGGCGCAGCGGAACAAGCTCACTCTCACTGGAGATGTCGAGACAGTAAAGATTGACCGCGTGACGCAGGTTTATGAAACCGACCTCACGTTCTTGAAGCGCGTGGCCGAGGGCTACGGCTACAGCTTTTCCATTCGTGGCGACAAGATGGCGTTCTTCAAGCGGTCTGAGTTGAAGAAGGCCGAGTCGACGCTCACCATTCGGCGGCAGCAAGTGAGCAGCTTTCGTTTTCAGGACAAGGTGCATGGCGTGGCCGCACAGGGCACGGCCAGCTACTTCGACCCGAAGACGAAAGAGGTCAAGACCGCCACAGTTGAAGACCCGGACGCCGTGGGCAACGCGCACAGTGTCGATGCGCTCAAGCTCAATGTTCGCGCAGAGAACGAGCAGCAGGCTCGGCTCAAGGCCGATGCCGCTCTCGACAAGAGCAACGAAGACCAGACGGGCGGAAGCCTCACCCTGCCCGGCGAAGTGCGGCTGATGAGCGGGGTGAACGTCACGCTGATCGGATTCGGCAAAATGGACGGTAAATACACCGTGACGCAGGCCCGGCATCGCGTTAGCCGCAGTAGCGGTTACGGTACGGAAGTGGATCTGAAGCGCGTGCGCGACCCATTGCTCGGCGCAGCTTCGATGCCAGAGGGGGCGGCGCAATGAACTCTGCTCGACCGACTGGCGGCGTGAGCTACAAGACCGGCATCGTGGTCGATTCAAAGCCCGGTTTCGCCAGGGTGCGATTTGCCGACATTGATGACCTGACCACGCAGTGGCTTCCCGTCATCCACCCCAAGACGCTGGAAGACAAAGTGGTGTGGACGCTCGACGTCGGTGAGCATGTGTCCTGCCTGCTCGATGAGTTCATGGAGGATGGCTGTATCCTCGGCGCGATCTACTCCGACCCGGATGTGCCGCCCGTATCTAGTAAGGACAAGTTTCACCTGAAGTTCAATGACGGCGGCAGCATCGAATACGACCGCAGCAACGGCGCGATGACCGTTGTTTGCAAAGGTGTTGTAAATGTGACGGCTGACGGCGCGGTGACGGTGAAGACGCCGGTGAGCGTGACCATTGATGCGCCGCAGACCACCATCACCGGAAAATGCACGGTTCAGGGGCTGCTTACCTACAACGGCGGCATGGTCGGCAAGGGCAGTGGCGGCGCTGCGGCCAGCATTCAGGGCAACGTGCAGGTGGACGGCAATATCAATGCCTCTGGAACCATTATTGATGCCGGTGGAAACACCAACCACCACTCCCACTGATCGGGTAGTCGGCTTAGAAACTAAAGCCCTTTACTCGTTGCGATAGAGCCTTGAAGCGACCATACACGCATGGTCGCTACCGTTCCCCAAAACTCTCGTCCCGCGTTCTACCAGCCCGCGCTATCGGGGCAGGTGGACGGGCATCTATCCGGTCTCGCAAACGACCGCTATGGAGAGATCGTTACCGGCGTGGCGGACATCGGCCAGTGCATCTACATCATCCTCGCTACGCCCAAGGGCAGCGATCCGCACCGCCCGACCTTCGGCAGTGAGCTTCATCTCTATATCGACTACCCAATTGACGCCGCCCGTCCGCACATCGTGCGCGAGGTGGTTGATGCCCTTCGCCAGTGGGAGCCGCGCATCAAGGTGATGCGCGTGATGGTCGCGCCGAGCGACGTGGCCGCGCTGGCCGTGGATGTGGAATGGGTGTTCGCCGATGGGGTGGGCGCTGAAATCTTCAAGACGCCTGTGCCGTTGAGGAAGCTGCTATGACGACGCTTCTCGACCGGAAAATGCCAGAGCCAAGTTTTATCGAGCGTGACCCTGCAAAGGTCACGCGGGAGATGATTGCCCTCTACGAGCAGCTCACCGGGAAAACACTCTATCCAGCGCAGGCAGAGCGTCTGCTGATTGACGTGATGGCCTACCGCGAGAACCTGACGCGGGAAGCCTTTCAGGACGGCGCGAAGCTCAATCTCGTGCGCTACTCGCGCGGCGTCATCCTCGACTATCTCGGTGAGAACGTCGGCGTTTCGCGTGTGCCCGCCGTCGCAGCCAGCGTAACGCTGCGCTTCAGCTTCAACCCTGCACCTTCAGTTGCTACCGTGCTGCCAGCCGGTACCCAGGGCATCAGCGGAAGTGTGGTCTTCGCCACGGCGCAGGCCGTCACCGTGCCTGCGGGCGCGGTGCAGATGGACGTTTTGGCTTCCTGCACGCAGGCGGGCGAAGTGGGCAACGGTTTTGCACCAGGCCAAATCAAGACGCTCGGCGTTGCGCCGGACGGATTGTCCGTGAGCGCGGTGGAAAACACCGCCACCAGCGAAGGCGGCGCGGAAGCCGAGAGCGATGACCGCTTCCGCGAGCGCATCGTCCTTGCGCCGGAAACGTTCAGCGTGGCCGGTTCTGTCGATGCGTATCGCTTTCACGCGATGAGCGCGCACCCGGACATCATTGATGTGGCCGTGATCTCACACACCCCCGGCGACGTGACGCTCTACCCGCTGGTGGCAGCAGGACTTCCGGGTGAGGCTATCAAGGCGGCTGTGCTGGCCGTGTGCAGTGGTGAGAAGGTTCGTCCGCTATGCGATCAGGTGATGGTGGCCGACCCCGTTCCGGTGGACTATGCGATTGACGTGCAGATCGTCCTGAATGCGGCGGCGGATGTGGGGCTGGCGACCGCGCAGGTGGAGAAGGCCACGCAGGAATTCCGTGATGCACGGCTGCAATTCGGCCAGAGCATCGTGCGTTCGCAGCTCATCGACGCTCTTTTCGTCTATGGCGTCTATTCCGTCACGCCGGTTGCGCCCGCCGCCGACCTCAACCTCGAAAAGTGGGAGTGGCCGCGCTGCACCAGCATCAACGTGACCATTACGGGGGTGGCGAATGGCTGACGATTTCGTAAAGCCGTCGCTGCTGCCGCCGCCGCTGGCGACCGACCTCTCCATGCGGGCGCTGGAAGCCGTCCAGTCGCGCCTGTCCGACATCGATCTGCTGCCCACACTGATCTACGATTTCGAGCATGTCATCGCCTCGGCGTTGCCGCATCTGGGCGAACAGTTTCACGTCACGGGCGCGGAAGGCTGGCGGCTTGCAGCGACCGAAGAACAGCGCCGCGAGCTGCTCGCCCGAGCCGTGGCGCTACACCGGCACAAGGGTACGCCGTGGGCGATTCGTGAGGCGCTCAAGGCTGTCGGCTTCAACGATCTTGAAATGGACGAACGTCTGCCGTCCAACCGCTACGACGGCGCACTCGCTTTCAGTGGTTCGGACGTGTATGCCGCCTATGGCTGGGCGCAATTTCGCGTCACAGCCGATGTCGGCGATGACCAGCCCATTACCGCCGAACAGACCGCGCTGATTGTCGAGACCGTTACGGCGTGGAAGCCTGCCCGCAGCCACTTGGTCGACGTGCAGCACCGCGCCAGCACCACCGACCATGCCGTTGTATCGGAGCTTGAGCAGCACGCAGGCGCGCTGACGCACGATGATCGGCATCTGTGGGGACGTCGCTTCTACGACGGCTCCATGTACTTCAACGAGGGAGCACTGCACAGCTTCAACGGCGCGCTGCACTATGACGGCGCGGCGGCGCTCAACGGGTTCTCCGCAACGCCTACTGGCGCGCGCTACGACGGCGACCGCGAGAAGGACAGCATGGCCGCGCAGATCGTCATCAGCGACCGGCAGATGCGCTGCCCCGTGTTTGATGCGCAACTGGACTACAGCGGCTATGCCGATTTTGGCGCAGCGGCTCCGGTGGCGGAAGACCTGCCCATGCCGATATCACTGCGCCGTCACCGCCGCTACGACGGGCGTATGGCGTTCGGGCTTCACCGTTTCGATGGTTCGGCCAAATATGCCGGGCAATTCACCCACTTCGGCAACACCGCCTATAGCGGCGACGTTGTCACCATGATGGAGGCGTAATGAACCTGCAAGATCACATTGAGCTGGCCGGACTGTTCCGCGTCGAGGTTCGCCGACAGGGTGAGCTGGTGCAGCTTATTGAGGAGAAAAACCTCATTGTCAATGGCGCGAAAAACCAACTCGCGCGACTCATCGGCGGCAACGTCACGGGGCGACACATCACGCAGATCGGCTTCGGCATCGGAACCACTGCCGCCGCGCCGGGCGACACGGCTCTGACCTATTCGCCGCTGTATCCGTCCACCTCGCTCAAGGCCATCGGCAGCGTGGCGTATCCGGCCACCGGGCAGGTGCAGTTCAACTGGAGCCTCTCGACCGCCGAGTTGAACGGCATCGCCATCACGGAGTTCGGCTTGGTCTGCCAAGACGGAACCTTGTTCTCGCGCAAATCGCGCGCCCCCATCCAGAAAGAGTCCGACCTGTCGCTTACCGGCTCTTGGACGATTCTTTTTTAAGGAGACCCCTACATGGCAAACGTGACTGAAAACGGATCGGCTTGGGAAGCCGGTGTCTATCAAATCGAAACCACCGACCCGGTGTTGGGCGGCGCAAACGGCATCGCCAACGTGCAGGCCAAGCAACTCGCCAACCGCACGGCGTACCTCAAGGCGCGTGCCGATGATGTGGATGCGGCCAAAGGCGCGTCCACATCGCTGGCGGCGCGGATTACCGAGATGGCCGCTGCGACCGAGGCGCTTGGCCCGGAAACGCAGGACGCGATGATGGCGACGCTGAAATTCGCCATTGACCAAGCCAATGTCGCCAACAAGGGCGTTCGCGCCCTGCACCAGTTCGCGCAGCAGGAAGGCATCCTGACCATCAAGAACCGAGGCGTGGTCACTGGATGCACGGTCACGAAGTCCACCACGGCGGCGCGCAACCTCAATATCGCGGGTGGAACCTGCTTTGCGAAAGGACAAGTTCTGTCGGTCGAGGATGGCAACAATGCTGCGTCTGTTCCGAGCAACACGGGCAGCGGTGCAGTCACCGTCTATGCCTATCTCTACCAGGACGCGAACAACAAGTGGCGGCTGGCGGTAACCGCCATCGGACAGGCGGTTCCGGACAACGGCATCACCATCTACAGCCTCACGGTGCCCGCCGGTTCGACCGATGCGACAGACCCCAATCTCGCCAGCGTGACGCTCACCGACGTGCGTCGCGTGGAGAGCGAGTTCCCCATCGCTGTAAACAGCCCTGCGCAGGTTTCTCCGCAGCTCTCCGGTCTGCCCGATGCGGCCTACCACATCACCTTCGATGTGCTGTCCGCTGACGGAGCGCCGGCTGACGCGAAGAGCCTCGTGGTGTCCAGTCGCGCCAACAACGGCTTCACGGTGCAGCTTGCCGCCGCCGCTGACAACGTGGTTGCGCGATATCGCGTGAATCGCCTCAACGCTTAACCCTTGAAAGGAGTTTGAATATGCCGCAAATCCATCTGAAACAGCCCGGTCAAGCCGTGGCGGACTTCTCCGTTACTGGCGCAGTCGTGACCGTAGCTGGTGTGTCCATCAACACCGCCGACCGCGAGGCCGACGATGCAGCGACCATCGAAATCCGCACGAATGACGGCATCGCGCAAGAAGGCGGCGTTGGCGCGTTTCTCGCGCAGATCGAGATTCCCGCCCGCCGTTACATCGAAACCGAAGGCGATGTGGACCCCCAAACCGGCGAACCGAGCATCGTAATGACGCCGGTAGCCTTCGACCCCAACCGCATCGCCATCACGCTGTGGCCTGCCAACTAAAGGAGAGATAGCACCATGACCACCATCTTCATCAAAGACGATCTGCGCGCATCGGTCGAGGCAGCGACCGGCGGGCTTGTCACCGTCCTCTACACAGCGGCGGGGCATCCGAGCTACATGAACGTCATCCCGAAGTTCAACAAGCAGGACATCGACGCCAGTCTCGGTACCGGCGTTCACGAGGCGTTCATTGTCAATGGCGTCGAGAAGTCCGAACTCTTCATCGGGCAGCACATCGGTATCCAGAAGGATGGAAACCTGCTGTCTATCCCCGGCGTGTCGCCGACCGCCAGCGCGAACTTCGATACCTTCCGTGGCTGGGCAGCAGCCAATGGCCCCGGTTGGCACATGATGACGTCTGCCGAAATGGCGGCTATCGCTCTGTGGTGCTGGAAGAACGGCACCATGCCGCGCGGAAACAACAACTACGGTCAAGATGTCGGCTCTCCGTGGGAAACGGCAGCGCGCGTTGATGGTGGTGCCATTGGCAGCGCGACCGGCAATGGCAAGTCCTACACCGGCGCAGGCCCGGCATCGTGGAGGCATAACGGCCAGCCCAGCGGCATCGCCGACCTGAATGGCAACATCTGGGAGTGGGTGGGTGGTATGCGCCTGCAAGCTGGAGAAATTCAAATCATCCAGAACAACGACGCGGCGGACAACACCAAAGACCAAGGTGCGGCGTCGGCGCTATGGAAGGCCATCGACGGCTCCAATGGCACACTGGTGGCTCCCGGCTCGGCCAATGCGATCAAGTATGCGGCATCCGGCACTACCAACTACACGCTGGTACGGGCCTCCGGATCGAGTTTTGAAGGCATGACCAACCCCGGCGGTACGCCGGTCGGCGCAGCGGCATTGGCCCTTGCGAAGTCCTTGGGGCTCTACCCTGTCGCGTCCTCCGGCCTTGGCGGTGATGGCTTCTGGTTGGACGTGACCGATGAGCGCCTGCCTCTGGTCGGTGGCAGCTGCCTTCATGGTGCTTCCGCCGGGGTGTTCGCGCGCAATCTCAGCAGTCCGCGGGCGTATGTTCACAGCAACGTCGGCGCGCGCCCGGCCTATGTTTCTTAGGAAGGGGGGTGCGATAGCGCCCCCCTCACAGGCCGCAGCAAGCCCCGACGCAAGGTCAGGGCAGCAAGAGTAGGCAAGCGGGTGTTTACCGGGCGCATCAGCGCCCGGTCGCACTTTCGGAAAGCACGTCATGCGCGATAAAATGCCGCCTGATTCTGTAAAGAGGGGGTGGCTTGAATGGCGGTGGATCGTGAGGCGGCATTGGTGCGGAAGTTCATCGAGACTTCGAAGCTCCTCAACGTCTACTTAAACCACTTTCCGCGCCACGAAAAATACGCACTCTGCAACAGAATCCGCAACTCGGCGTATGAAGTGTTCGACCTCATCACCGAGGGGCAAAAGCGATACCACAAGAAGACGACTCTCACGCAGCTTGATATAGCGCACGAGCAACTGCGGATGCAGTTGTTTCTGGCCTATGAGTTGGGCTATTTCAAGTTCACGGATGGTCGCACAGCAAGTGATGCGGCAGAGGTTGAGGCGCACCGCTGGCAAGCGATCAGCAAGCTGGTGGATGACCTCGGTCGCATGATCGGCGGTTGGATACGGCATGAACTGGCCGATGCCAAAGAAGAAGGCCAGAAGAAATGACGGCTCCATTGTGGTGTTTGGAGGGCGACCTACGACCACGCCTGCCTCTGGTCGGTGGCAACTACAATAATGGTGCTTCCGCCGGGGTGTTCGCGCGCAATCTCAACAATCCACGGACGAATGTTAACAACAACGTCGGCGCGCGCCCGGACTGCGGTTTCCCCCTCAAATCTCGAAAGGGAATAGTGGAACCATAGGGATAGGTTGTCCTGCCTGTCCTGCGATGCAGGGCGGCGAACTCCATAGAGGCTCCGCGCTTTTTGGTAGGGCTTGCCCGAAGACCAGCGCGGGGCCATTTTTTCGGAGCAGCGATGAAGCGGCATGGAAATTTGTTCGAGCAGTGCTTCACGCGCGAGGCTCTCTACAACGCATATATCGAGGCGCGGCGCGGCAAGCGTCTGCGCCGCCAGTGCTACTGGTTCGACACGCGAGCGGGCGCGGTGCTGGATTGGCTGTATCGGCGCATCCACGATGGCAGCTACGCGGTGCGCGGCTACCACCGCTTCACCGTCTATGAGCCGAAGGCACGGGAAATTTGCGCGCCGTGGTTCGGCGATATCGTGGTACAGCACGCCATCTATCACGTCATCAGGCCGATTTTCGAGCGCGCCTTCATTGACCAGAGCTTCGCGTGTCGGCTCGGCAAAGGCACACATTGCGCTTCTGACTATGCGCAGGCTGCGCTACGGGAAAGCGGCCCAGACAGCTACCTGATCAAGCTTGACGTGCGGAAGTTCTTTTACCGGATTGACCGTCCCATCCTGCGGAAGCTCATTGAGCGCAAGATCAAGGACAAGCGGCTGGTGGACATGATGATGCTGTTCGCCGACCTGCCGGAGCCGACTGGTATCCCCATCGGCAACCTGCTCTCACAAACCTATGCCCTGATCTACCTGAACGCGCTCGACCATTTCGTGAAGCGCGAGCTGAAGGTCAAGCTCTACTGTCGCTATGTGGATGACTTCATCCTGTTCAACCTGACCCGCGAGCAATGCCTCGACTACAAGGCGCGCATTGAAGCCTTCCTGCGCGATGAGCTACATCTTGAGCTGTCGAAGTGGACGATGGCCAAGACCAAGCGGGGCGTGAATTTCGTCGGCTATCGCACGTGGCGCAGCAAGAAGTTCATCCGCAAATACAGCCTGTTCAAGTTCCGGCGTGCGGTTAAAAAGGGCAAGTTGGAGAGCGTCACGTCCATCCTCGGTCACGCCAAGCACACCCATTCCCTCGGCTTCATGTGGCGCACGATCCAAGAGGTCAATCCCGACCTCGTGAAGCTGATCTCTCCCAAGATCAGGCGCTTCTACCCGACGAAGCCGCCACGCGGGCCAGCGAGAAACTAAAACGCTTCAATGGCGCAAGGTGGGGAAGGCAGCGAAACTGCCAACGTGAAAAAGACGGGCGACCCCACCCGGTGCGCTAACACCGGACGGAACCCCAACCAAGCAGAACGAGCCTGCAAGACCGGCAAGGCCCGCCACCTGTGCACAGGCGGTTCGAGCCTAACAGAATTTGCAAGAGATTTGCAAAAAAGGGGTTCGTTCGCATGAAAGAGATTCGATGTGAGGCTTGCTCGCGCAAGCTGGCAGAGGGAGAATTCATCCGTCTTGCCATCAAGTGTCCGCGTTGTAAAACGCTAAATCATCTGAACGCCCAGAGCGCCATGAGCGCCAAGAGCGTCAGAACCCAACCGGAGCGTCACGGAGCGCCTGCCCCTGAAAGGAGTAGTCGCCGTGGTGACCAGTCAGAACCGAAAGAAACCCCAACGTAGCAACGAGCAGCCCACGCGGGCGCTCCTGCGCTATTTCGGCGGGAAATGGGCCATCGCCCCGTGGGTGATGAGCCACCTACCGCCCCACCGCGTGTATGTCGAGCCGTTTGGCGGTGCAGCCAGCATCCTGCTCCGCAAGCCCCGCAGCAAGATCGAGGTCTATAACGACCTGGATGAAGAAATCGTCGGCATCTTCCGCGTGGTGCAAGACCCAGCCAAGTGCCAAGAACTCATCCGACGCCTGCGCCGCACCCCCTACGCCCGTCGAGAGTTCGAGCTGGCGTTTCAGGCCAGCGCCGACCCCGTTATCCGGGCGCAGCGGGCAATCACCCGTGCCTACCAAGCCTTCCATCACGAAGCCCTGTTCAACATGCGGAAGAATACGTTCGCCGACGCGAGGCATCGGACTGGCGGGCACTCCAAAGCCCACGAGTGGATGACCTACCCTCGCAGCCTCGTGGCCGTGTCGCGGCGGCTGCAAGGCGTCATCATCGAGTGCCGGTCTGCGCTCGATGTCATCCGGGCGCAAGACTGCCCGGACACCCTGTTCTTCGTCGATCCGCCCTACATGCCCTCGACGCGCTCGAAATCTGGCTACCGCTGCGAACTGGACGAAGCAGGCCACCTCGCTCTGCTGGAGCAGCTCAAAGCTGTCAAGGGGCTGGTGGTACTGGCAGGCTACCCGTCTGACCTTTACGACCGCGTCTTGAAGGGCTGGAAGCGGGTGGAACGACCCCACTACGCGGCTGGCAGCCTCCAGCGCCGCACCGAGGTTTTGTGGATTTCGCCGAGGGCGGCAAAAGCCGCAGAAAGGGCTTGATGTTCTCTCGGAACAGCGCGTGAATGGGGTCATCGCAACCACACCGGAGAACGCCATGAGCGCCACCACCATACCAGCCGCCGCAAGGCAAAAAATCACCGAGATCGCCATCAAGACGCTCGGCGTTGAAACCCTCGAAACCCGCAACTCCGACCGGCTGGACTTTTCCGAAGTGGCGGTGTGGGCGATCAAGGATGCGCTGGAAGCTGCTTACTTGGCCGGTCGCGCAGACCGGAAGGGTGGTGCAGCATGAGCGCCACGATTCCAGCCACACAGAACGAGGATTGGGGCTTTTGGGGAACCATGAACGAACACGCCAGCGCCGCATGGCCGCTGGCCGTCAGCGTGGTCGCCGAGGCAACCGGCGAGGATGGCGACACCGTCCGCGCTTTCCTCGACAGCCGCTACGGTCGCCACTTCGCCGATGAAGTGCAGAACGGCCTGATCGTCGGCCAAGCCCTGTCGGAAGCCATCAAAGCCGCGACCGCTAAATGGATGGGCTGGAAGATTGGCAAGGCCACCAGCCGCGACTATGGCATCCCGCGCGGACTACCCTACCTGACGGGCTTCGTGGTTCATTGCGGAATCGTCGAGGAAGCCCTGCAAGCCGCCTGACCATCAACCCTACGAAATGAAGAAGGCCACCCCTCGGTGGCCTTTCTTTTGTCCGCGATCCGCAACAGATACAATTCGTTTTCAACTGTTGCAAAGGCGCGAGGCTCCATTTATCGCGCAATTTTCGAGGCATTTATCGCGCGCCGCTTCAGCACCAGCACCGAGGCGCGCGCCACGTGGGCATTCGCAATGCCCGTCATGGCATTGGTCACCCCGGGCCCGGCCGTGACCAGCGCA